GTTCGAAGCCCCTACGGGTTGGGGTAAGACGGTTGTTGGTGGAGCCATAGCAGCCGGTCTGGGCCAGCCTACGCTCATCGTGGTGACCAAGGAAGACCTGATGCACCAGTGGCGTGACTCGCTGACTCAGGTGCTCGGGATACCGGTCAGTAAGGTCGGACATATTCAGGGAGAGATTCAGGACTGGCAAGGTAAGCAGTTTGTATTGGGCATGGTCCAGAGCCTGATGATCGAGGGGAAGTATCCATCCGAGATGTATCGGTATTTTGGGTTACAGATACTGGACGAGTGCCATCAGATGGCGGCGGATTGTTTCGTACGAGCCTGCCAATTTTTCTCCGCGAAGCTCCGACTCGGATTCAGTGCGACACCGACTCGCAAAGACGGGAAGACCAAGCTCCTGTATTGGCACATTGGCCATATCATGGTCAAGGGCACGGTGATGACCGCCAAGCCCAAAGTGTTGGTGCGCCAGAGTCGGTGGTGCATTCCGACACGACGTGGCCAGTATGGTGAGAAGGGCGAAGTTATCCCGCATTCACCGGGCCGCATGATGCTGGTGAACAAGGCCATGGCATCGAGCGATATCCGGAACATGGAGATCGTGAACTTCGTGCTACAGGCATACAAACAGGACCGTATCACGTTGGTCATGTCTGATCTTCGGGATAGTCATCTGAACCGGTTATTTCAGATGTTGACAAATGAAGGTATTCCGGGGCAAGATATCGGGTACTACGTCGGCGGAATGTCGAAGGTAGAATTGTCGCACACGAAGAAGCGACGAGTCGTCCTCGGGACGTATAAGATGTGCTCAACGGGCACGGATGTTCCTCACTGGGATACCTTGGTGATGGCGACTCCACGAGCCGACATTAAGCAATCTGTTGGCCGAGTGCTACGTGCGGTAGACGGGAAGAAACAGCCAGTGATTTTCGATCTGGTTGACAAGAACGCCATTTTCCAAAGTTTCCATTTGGCACGCCTGAAGCAGTACTACGCTTTGGGGGCGAAAGTGGTTAAGGTCTAGGAGAATGGGTATGGCCCTGATTTGGAAGAACACGGCTACCGAAGTGTCGGAGCCTGTGAAGAGTGGATTCAGTTGGGATGCGTGGTATGAGAAGAACAAGACCCGACTGTCGGAGAAGAGAGCCAGACGATACCGTGAGGATGCGGCCTATCGGAACAAGGCTCTGGAACGCAGCCGTGCCCAGCGTGGCACGAAGAAGGTCACGCCTACGGGCGACCACACGGTCTCGTTCAATGACGCTGCTCAGGCTGTGGGTGTCACCGTCTGGGTGTTACGGGAGTGGCGTCGGAAGGATTACTTTCCGGAGCCGCACCGTCGTGATGGTCGGCTGTGGTTCACGCCGTCACAGGTGAACTTGCTGTCGAGTCTGAAGGACTATTTTGCGACCCATGGGTCGAGAGTATCAGACCAGAATCGTTCAGGTCTGGAAGACGTGGTACGTTTGACGTACGCCAATTGGGATTAAATCCAAGGAGTGGGCATGGCCCTGAAGCTGAAGAAAAACGGAACTGGGAAAGACTACACAGAGCATTTGCAGACGAAGCCGGTCACCGGCATGGTGTCATCGTCCAAGTCGGTGGCCGGTAAGGAAGTCGCAGCGTCAGCGTCAGAAACGCAGACCCTGCACCCCGGTGTGTTTCATAACGGCATGTCCATCACGGTCGAAGGTGGACGGGTCATCAACCTCGGGAACTACGAGACGGCCCGTATCGGTGTCACGATCACCGTGCCCTGTGACAAGGACTCGTTGAACGAGGCGTATGCCTTCGGGACGGCATGGGTGTCCGAAAAGATTGATGAAGCCGTGAAGATGGCCAAAGAAGAATAGTTGACAAATCGTCACCCGATCTGGTAAGCTACGCGCTCTCGCCATCGCAAGGAGTGCTCATTGGCCTTAGTCGTAAAATCGACGGTCCCAGCGAAGCCCGTGCCCGTGGTACCCAAGAAAGCAGACAAGTCCAAGGTGCCAGCTTCTGGCAACCTGATGGAAGTACTAGCCGGGATACGCAAGGACAAGGGCGACAAGGTGGTCGTCGCCGGGAACATGATTCCCGTTGTGCGTCGGATGCCCACGGGCATCTTCGAATTCGATTTCTATACCGGTGGCGGATTCCCTTGTGGTCGGTATAGCATCATCTATGGTCCCGAAAGTTCCAACAAGACCAATCTCTGCCTGAAGGCTGTGGCCAATGCCCAGAAACAGCCTGCCCCCTGCAACAAAGCCATCTGGGTCAACGTCGAGCAGAGCTTCGATCCCGTGTGGGCCGAGAAGATGGGCGTTGACACCACACAACTTTTGGTGGTTAATGCCGGGTATGGTGAAGAGGCCATCGATCTGGTGGATGCACTGGTCCGCGCTGAGGACGTGGCTATCGTTGTTGTTGATTCAATGGCTGGACTCATCGCGTCCAAGGAAATCTCGCAGTCGGTCGAAAACTACGACATCGGGACGTCGGCGCTTCTGATCAAGCGCATGGTCAACAAGCTCATGATTGCCTTCTGTGAAGAACAGAAGCGTGAGCATGACCCGTGTGTCATCCTGATCAACCAAACGAGATTCAAGCCCGGTGTCATGTTCGGTGATCCGGAGACCATGCCCGGTGGTGAGGCCCAGAAATTCTTGTCCAGCCTGCGAGTCCGTGTGTACGCCAAGAACATCATCGACAAGGCCACGAACACGGTGGTGTTCAAGGACACGTCGGCGGTCATCAAGAAGGCCAAGGTGCCGGTCAGGGCGTCCAGCTTTGATTTCAAGTTCTGCGTGCATCCGGTGGATGATTTGCAGATTGGTGAGACGGACAGCTTCAACACGGTCAAGTCTCACCTTCAGGCGTTGGCGAAGCTGACGAAGACGCCCCACGGGTATAAGGTGGCGAAGCTCACCTTTCCGACGTTGACCGCGATGCAGGAGCGTTACATGAAGGACAACACCTTCAAGTTGCTCTTGCAGGGCATGGTCATCGAGGCGTATAAAGACAAGCTCATGCTCGTGGAAGAAGCGGATTTTTCACCCAAGGATGTGCAGCCGGGGACACCTGTGGGTGTGCAACCAATTGCAAACGGAGACGCTGATGGATAAGCCTGTGCCTGACATGGTCAATCTGAAGGAGATGACCGTTGGAGAGTTCATGGAGGAGTATAGGCGTCTCGGTCATGCCATTCAGACAGGTGTCGGCTACGAACACGAGTATGGGTCGCAGGATGGCACGCCCAAGCATCTGCGGACGGGTCTTGCCAATGTGATGTCCGATCTCGGTTCCATCGGTCGCCTGTTGATTGCCAAGGGTGTCATTACGGAGCAGGAGTATTTCCACGCGATTCTTGATGGACTGAAACAGGAAGTGGCCGTTTACGAGCAACGTCTGGAGGCCCGTCTCGGGTCGAAGGTCACGTTAGCATAGGAGAAGTCATGAGACAGATTGACATGCACCACGACGGGCACGACCTGAACGAGTCCATCGTCATTGCCACGGACGATCCGGATCAGAGTGGTGCCGCCCATACCTATGACCTGTCCATCAAGGGCACGAAGGTGGGCCTGATTCAGTTCCAGAAGGGTCCACGCAACGAAGAGGGTTCTACGCCGGGGGTGACGGAGGCTGCGGTCTTGGCCATCCTCATTGACCGTCTCAGAGGCTTTCAGGCGGGTCCGTATGCCTGCCGGGAGAACGCCATTCAACTCACGAAGCTGGAAGAGACGTTGATGTGGACGAAGGAACGAGCGCACGCACGAGCGAAGCGCGGGGTGCTGGGCAAGAACGTCAAGTAGGATGTGGCCCCGGTTTCCACCCCTAGAGTTGACGGGTCAGAAGTTTGGCACGTTGACTGTTTTACAGAGGGATAAGAGTGATAGTCATCGAACTGTTTACTGGAAATGCCAGTGTGACTGCGGAACTATTTCTGTAGTTTCTGGTCCTCTTTTGAAAAGAGGAAGCACTAAAGGGTGTAAAGCCTGTCGCCTGATTGCTGCAAATAATGGTAGACGTACACATGGCCGCACTGGGACCAAGGAGCATTTTGTTTGGAAGAACATGCTCAATCGGTGTCGAAACCCAAAGACAAAAGGGTTTGAGCACTATGGAGGTCGTGGCATAACCGTGTGTGATCGCTGGTTGAAGTTTGAACACTTCATAGCGGACATGGGATTATGCCCTCAAGGTTTGACACTAGAACGTAAGGATACGAATGGTAATTACTCACCAGAGAATTGTAAGTGGGCGAGTTGGTCTGAGCAGAACAAGAATCGGAGACCGTGGTGAGTAGCAATCCGTACTTGAACCGGCTGGCCAACGCCGGGAAGAATGCACACGGGAAGAAGTCCGAGAAGCGAGTGGCCAAATCGATGGGAGCGAAGCTGCATCCCGCGTCAGGAGCCATGCGTGGTGCCAAGTCTGATGCGAGTATGCCCAAGTTCAGGCTAGAGATGAAATCTTCGACCACGCAGACACTGCCCATTGAGATGGCATGGCTCGTGAAGATCACGCAGGAAGCCTTGGCCCATGGGCAGACGCCAGCCGTGGTGGTGTCCTTTGTGGACCCGAGAGGCGAACCCCGCATGAAGCAGTACGCGGAATGGGTGCTCATGCCCAAGGTGGTATTTCAGGAGTTGACGCATGAAAACTGAATTGAGAACGGCACCACACACGATTGTTGAAGGTGCAGTGGTGGTTGAGATTTGGCATGACGGTCAGTTCATTGGCCAAGTCGTCGGAGCCGATGGCCCCGGAGTGCGTGTGATTTCGAAGCATCCGATGCTGCCCCAGTGGCATGCTGACCAAGTCACGAAGATGGTGGAAATCAAGATTGTTCCGGCTCAGGGTCGTGAGGTAGAGTTTCCACCATCGCGGTGAGGTCATGCCCAAGACTAAGCACGCCACGCTGATTTTCAGTGATGGACGCATACTGACCGTCCCTGTGGGACAGGTTGATGGTTGGCCTGCGTTCATTGACCATGTGGATATCAGAGCCACAGGACAGGTCATGCGGGACGCTACGTTGGCGGTGAGAGAGAAGACCATCCGGTTCAGTTATCACGGGTGTCAGTACGGGATTGGTGCTTACGTTGAGACCGAGTAGTCATGTCGTGGCTTCATAACGCCATACACCAGACTTTACGCCCCAAGCAATCCATCATCGGGGTGTTGAAGCGTCAGTTGGGTGGTCCCCAACCGGGACGCTCGATGAAGATTGTTCATGCGTCGGATGTGACGAAGATCGATTTCTGTCCGAGGCGATGGGCTTTGTTCGACCTGTTTGAGAAGGAAGCCCAGACACAGTACGTCGCCACCGCTATGGATGTGACCTACCAGATGGGTCAGCACGCCGAAACGTTGGTGGTGGAGGAGTGGGCCGGTGAGGCAGTAATCGGCAACTGGATGTGCCGGTATTGTAATGACCAGCGGTCTATGGTACCTAAGCCCGGTGGCTGTTGTAAGGACGGTCGGAAGCACTGGTGGCGGCACATTCAGATGGTGGTGGAAGCTCCGGAGTACGGTATTCAGGGTGGTGTAGACGCGCTGTTCAACGTCGATGCTCCACAACTGGTCGTGACCGAAGTCAAGACCATGAATCCCACGGAGTTTGAGGCCATTCTTGCGCCACTCCCTGAACACCGGCTCCGAACGAATCTCTACATGTGGATTCTGGCGAACTCTAAGCATCCACATAAAGAAAAGATCAACACGCACGAAGCTCGTGTGCTGTATATTAGCCGGGGCTATGGAAAGCTCAACGCCGAATGGAACGAAATACTACCGTTCAAGGAATTCACGGTCAAGCGGAATGACTTGGACCTGAACGAATTCTTGAAGCGTGCCAAGGCATTGAAAGTGTTCCGAGAGCAGGGTCTGATGCCGGGTGGCATTTGTGCAACCGCACTGGACAAGATTGCCAAGAACTGTAGTGTATGTCCCGCCTGTTTTTCAGGTAAGTATCCGGCTGGTGCAAACCCGCCCAAGGTTGAGGAATGAACGTCCTGCATATCATGTATTGGTTCACGGGCCTGATGTTTGTGGTGACCATCACGCTTCTGGTGATACAGCTTACGTTCTTCCGGCGTCTGAACGCCATCATGAAACGGATGGATGAACAAGCGCCTGAGTTCTTGAAGGTGCTGAAACGGGTGGATGAAGAACTGCCCGAAGTGATCACCGACCGCATCAAGCAGGAACTGCCCGATGTGCTCATGAAGCGGTTCGATCAGGATCTACCGAGTTGAAGACAGCCGGGATAGACGCGGCCACTTGCACCGGCATTGCGATGGTCGGTGATGGTGAGGACCGGGGCAAGACCATCGAGATTCAGAAGCTGAAGGGGTTTCTGCGATTGCAATTGATTGCCAATGAGATATCGGAAACCCTCTCGATTTGGCAACCGCAATTTGTCGCAATTGAGCATTACGCATACGTTCGGAACGTGAATTCTTTCGTGACGCTGGTGGAAGTTGGGACGGTGGCGAGAGTAGCCGTCCGAGAGCTTGATATCCCATGGGTGGAAGTGCCGCCCACCGTCTTGAAGAAGTGGACCACGGGACATGGCAACGCCAAGAAAGAGCAGATGGCCGTCGCTGTCAAGGAACGCTGGCAATTTGCCAGTCATTCGCATGATATTGTCGATGCGATTGCTCTTGCTCAGATGGCTCAGCTTGGTTGGGAGGATGTTCTGAAAATCAAGGGCGTCACGGTCGGATGGGAAAAATAGATTGACAAATCATTTACGGCTGGAATACAGTGGACCTACCCCAAATTCGGGGTCTTTGTTGGGCTAGTAGTCCAAGGAGTGGAAAGGGAGAGGTTATGACAATCGGAGCATTTCGTAAGTCGGTGGGCAAGACGCTCACGGCGAAGACAGTGAAGACAGCATTGCGTGTCACGTCGAGGAACACGCAGCGGACGCAGATCGCACAGGCGGCGGTAGCCCTGAAGGGCGATACGGGACGGCTGATTCAGAACATGGGTCAGTACCTGTTGGGTCTCCAGACCACGCAGGAGATGAAGGACGAGGCGTTTCAGACGCTTGGCGATATCGGTTATGACCTGACCGTTCTCGCACGGACCCTCAAGGTCAAGTTGCCATCCAGCACGAAGAAGTCCAAGCTGGTCGGAACCCGGTCGGCGGCTCTGTTGCAGTTCGACAGCCTGACGACGGATCTGTTGCGTCAGGTGGAAGTCAGCGTGTTCGTCAGCCCGAAGATGACGACTGTCAAGAAGATGGTCACGAACCCCAGCAAGGGTGGCGTCAAGGAAGAGCGGGACGTCGAGGTCGTGGACGCGGACGCCGACAAGGCGGCTGAGGCGGAACGCCAGACACAGATGAAGTCGTTCCTGTCTGGAGCCATCGACGTGTACTGGCGGCTGTGCTTTGACGTGACGGGCAAGGCCCCGGCAGCGGTGCTGGATGCCAAGTTCGACCGGATGAAGGCGCAGTTCCCGAACGTCGAGTTCGAAGCCGAGAAGGAGACTGCTCAGGCGTAAGCCGGGGCAGTTTCCCCTTGACAAATTCTGGGGAAACCGGGTAGACTTACAGCACGTTGATTTTGGCCCAAGAGGGGCAGAAGAGGAAAACATGTCAGAAGCAGAAGGGGCTGTGGCAACTGAGACCAAGCCCGAGACGGCAGTGATCGGGAAGAAGAAGGTCGAGAAGACCGGCAATCTCATCATGGACATTGCCCATGAAGTGGAATTGCTCACGAAGACGAAGGCGCTCAACGAAGCGGAGCGGCTGGCCGAGAACATCGAGGTCAACTACTTCAAGATGGGCGGCATTCTCAAGCTCATCAACGACAACTCGTGGTTCGAAGGCTTCGAAGCGTTCGATGACTTCGTGGAAGAGAAGTACGGGTTTGCGTCACGCAAGGCGCGTTACCTGATCTCCATCTACGAGAACCTTGTCACCAAGATGATCCCATGGGAGAAGGTGGGACACCTCGGCTGGACCAAGCTCAAGGATCTGGCTCCCGTCATTACGCCGGAAACGGTGGATGAGTGGGTCGCCAAGGCCGAGAAGCTGACGGTCAAGGAGCTTCAGGCCATTCTCAAGCAGGAAGCTGGAGAAGGCACAGGCGACAAGACCCAGAAGACCACGGAAGACGTGGTCAAGCTGACCTTCAAGCTGAAGGCGGATCAGGCGGATATCGTCGGTCAGGCGCTGGCGAAGGCCAAGGGCGAACTGCACACGGAATTTGACTCGGTCGCGTTGGAGAACATCGCGGCGGGTTACGTGGGTGGCACCACGGCGGTGGCGAAGCCGTTCAGCTTGGACGACGTGATCGAGGCCACGGGCTTCGAACCCTTGCTGAAGCGTGTTGCGGAACTGTTCCCGCAGTACGACATAACGGTCGCGTCCGTCGAGGCCGAAGCGTAAGAACGCGGGAAATTGCGGGTCGGAGTGGGCAAGTATGCCCGGTGGTGGAGTGGGGAACCGAACCATAAACTTCGACCCGCAATGATTCTGCAACTGATTGCAACGTGATAGACTGTGCCACCTGACATGACATTGTGGTTCGTGTTCGGTGGTTTGTTCGTTATCCTCGGGTTTGTCGTTTTCTTTGGAGTCTTCACGATGGCGACACTTGCTCAGGTGAATGCGTCTCTCCAAGCCCAGACCGAAGCCATTCAGGATCTGGAAGACCGTATCCCGCCCCCGGCAGCGGCCACCGAAGAAGACTTGAACGCCGTGAAGGCTCAGATTGACCAGAACACGGCGTCAATCAACTCGATTTTGCCTGCCGCTGGCACACAGAGTGCTGATCGTGGCGACACTGAAAGACGTTAATCAGTCGTTGAAGGACCAAGAGAAAGCCATCAAGGAACTAGAAAAACGTCTCGGATGGAAACCGTAGGTATGCCAAAAGAACGCACAGCAGGGATGGTCGTCAGGCTAATGCTTGACAAGGGATTTGGCTTCATCAAAGGCGAAGACGGTAAGGAGTACTTCTTCCACCGGTCATCCACCGGCAACAACTGGGAACAGATGCAGGAATCGACACCTGTCACGTTCTCGCCCACCGAGGGGCCGAAGGGTCTCCGGGCTGAAGATGTTCGTCTCGTGTAAGGAAACATAGGGACTTGACAAACCGTTAGCACTGTGCCATAGTAGCGGCTCCCATGTCTCCCCTTAGTCGTGAAGAAATTCTAGAAAATCTGGCGATGAATAAGGCAGCGGAACGCCTGACGGTCATCATGGGCCGCTTCAGACATGCCGGTGTCGATTCAGAAGACATTAAGGCCCTGAAGAGGGGCATTCTCGCGCTTCGGTCGTTTGGTTCACGGGATGAAGTGATCCTGAGACTCACCGATGCCGTGCTCGATGAGGTTGCAGAGAATTCATACAAAGAAGGCGGGTGGCGTGCTAGGATACGCGCCACTATCGTGAACGCTTTGTGTGGTCCACGACCTGAACTCTCCGAACGAGAAAAAATGATTGGAAATGATGCGAGTCCCAGACGCATCAGTAACGGTGCCTGACATTGTGTTGGTGTTGGGTCCGTCAACAACACATTCTGGGAGTAGGTTGGTAGATCATGCGTAAGTTCGTAGGTATGCTTGCGTTGGCGATGGCGCTGTTCATGCCGCAAGTGGCGGGTGCAGCGACCATCACGTTTATGCAGTTCACCGAGGTGGTGTTCAACGCGCCGGTCACTCTCACGAATGACGGATCGGGGAACACGACCATCACGGCGACCAACGTCTTGGTGGATGTGGGCTTGGACGAGAACTTCTGTCTCGATCCGGTGCTGTGCGGCGGGTTCGATGATACGCAGAACGTCACGTTCAACCTGAATGCCGCCAGCACGGGTGCTGCGGTGAACAACGGTGGCGTGATCAGTCAGGACTACGCGGGTACGTTTTCGTTCACGCAGGGTGGGATCAATCTCTTGACCGTGACGTTCAGCGATGAACTGAGTGGTTCTGAGGATGGTTCCAATCCGGGCCTCAATGCGTCAGACCCGCCCGATACGTTCTCGGGCACGTCGGACGTGCTGGACCCGGATCTGTTGGTTGCCCCGAGGGGCTTCGCGTTCAGCTTCTCGGCGTTCACCAGTGCTGGTGACGGTGGACTCGTGATCGTGAATAACTCGGTGGCGTCAGCGACGGCTGATATCTCGGGCACGCTCAATGCCAGTCCCTTGCAGGTTAGCGAAGTGCCAGAACCGGCTTCGCTGCTCCTGATGGGGTCGGGTTTGGCGGCTATCGCGTCTCGCGTTCGTCGGCGTCGGAAGTCCAGCTAGACCGGACTACCCTCTCGGTCACAGGTGCCGCACGCTCCTGTGAGCAAGTCCTGTCTGGTCCCGAACAGGCGAGATTCGGGACAACTTTTCTCGTTCCCGAACGTGTCGAGAATTCGGGACAATTTTCTGATCAATGGAGTGAAACGTGGCCGAACACCCGTATTCCACCGCACATACTGCGTGGGTGATGGAATGGCAGGAAAAGAAACATGCGTTGGGTTTGTGTTCCACCTGTGGCCATCGTAAGACGCCCATCAATCCAAAGACTGGCCTGTCCATGTGGAAGTGTGATATTTGCCGTGCGAAGTACAATGAGTATCAGAGCAAACGGTATCAGCGGAGGAAGGCATGATTGAAGACCTGACCGCGAAATTACGTTTGTTCCTGAGTGTGTCTGTGGAACCCGAGTCGTTGGCTCGGATTGAAGTGGATCAGGACTACATCGCTACGGCGAAGGGTCTGATTCTGCAAGCGGCCAATGAATTGGGGTCTATCGATGCCCTGATGGCGAGACGTCCAGCCCTCGATAAGCCGACACGGTATGAGAACATTGCCCATGCCATCACAGTGGCTGGCCAGAAGACGGATGAGGTAGCGCGGCTGGAGGCTGACGTAGCACGGTTGGATTCGTCGCTCCGAGAGGTTCGTGAACGCAAGGACCAACGCATCACGGAACTGGTGCAGCAGTTGAGTCGGTGGAAGGACGAAATCACTGACATGGCGGTCGTGGATTGGTCACTGAGCGAAGCCAACAAAGACAATCCAAAGCAGATGGTGGCCGACATGATCGAGAACGCGGTCAGACAAGCTCTGGACCCTGCCATCTCGGCAGATGCCCAGAAGCTCATTGACCAAGGGATGCGAGTGAACCAGCGGGTGTGTGAGTGCGAAATCTACCAGACCTGCGAGGTGTGTAGGGCCACATGATCGGACGCTCTGAGCACTACATCGCTATCAACATCAGCATCGTTGTGCTGGTGGTTGTGGTCTTGGTGATCGTCGCCATTGTTCATCAGCGTCGTCGGTTCCAGCGAATCGATGCCGGTATTCTGGCTGTTCTGAAGGAGTCTCCGGGTCTATCCGCCCAGAACATTCGGGCGAGGTTGAGAGACGATAAGGGCCTGTATATCGGGTATCAAGCGATCTACGGACGCATGGAGATGCTTCACAAAAAGAAGAAAGTGACACGCTGGAATGTCCGCACAGGACAGTCAGGTGTCAACCAAAATCGCATCCTATACAAGTGATTTGACAGGACATTTGTCATCGTGCTACTAACCATGACTTCATGCCTTGCTGCCAAACCTGCGTGTTCTGGAAAAAGGATTGGGGCATCTGGGCGCATAATCGGTGGACAGGCCAGCATTTGGAGCGGGGCTGGTGTTTGTTTCGAAAGTTAGACCCACCCTTGGACATGCCTGCTACCGCCATTGCCTGTTTTCAATACCAGCAAGCCCCTGAACCACGAGAGGTATTCTATGCCCCCGGTGCCCAACCCATCGGCCCGACAGGAAGCCATCCAACGCATGTTGGAAGCTCTGAAAACACCAGTCAAGGATCTCAGCAAGTGGGAAGAAAACTTCCTTGAGTCGGTAACGGAGCAGTTCGAATCCCGTCATTCTCTGTCCGAACGCCAGTACGAAATCCTCGACAATCTCTACAGCGAAAAGACGGGGTAACCATGCCTGACGTAGAGCTACCAGACGACGTTCGCAAGGAAATTCAGAAATACGCCGCAGAGAAGCAGATTTCCTACGAGTGGTTGGTCGATCTGTATCGACGTGGTTTCAACGCCAAGATTGGGGCCACTGGCCAGTTTCCCTTCGGGAAGATGCGACCGGACGATCAGGGTGAACTAGCCATCGCCATGGGCACCGACGTCAAGAACGGTGTCGTCCGCATGGAGTTCGGAAAGCCTGTGGCATGGTTGGCTTTACCGGCCTCACAAGCACGTCAGCTTGCGAATCTGTTGCTGGAGAAAGCGGCAGAGTTGGAGAAGCATTTACACTGAGGTCGTCTTATGCCCGAACAGATCAATACGAAACGGGTGGATGAATTGATTCGGACGCTCCGTAACGGCATGCCTACGGAGCAGGAGCGGGATGAGATTGCCGACAAGTTGCAGATCATGCGGAACGAGATGCTGGAACTGCAACGTGTTCTTAACATGCTGCAAGAAGGTCTCCGACCACCACAGCCATGAACACTGCGACGAAGGAGAAGTTTGCCGCCCATACGTCGAAGGACGTCACGGCGGGTAATGCGTGTTTGGAGACTCCACCAGCGGTGTTCGTTCAACTGGTGAAAACGCATGGTCCGTTTGATATCGACTTGACGGCTGACACGAAGCGGCATCTGTGCCCGGTGTGGTTCGGGCCGGGTAGTCTGTACGATGACGATGCCCTGACCGCTGCATGGACGGGCTTCGGGAAGACAGGCTACAGCAATCCACCATACGGGCCGTTCGTGGCCATGATGTTGGAGAAGGCGAAGAAGGAAGCCACGTATGGATTCACAACGACGTTGCTCCTGCCTGTTCGTATCACGAAAGCCTTCCATCATCATGTCTTGTATGGCGCGACGGAGGTGCTGTTCTGTGACAAGCGGATTGCGTTTTGGGAGAACGGCGCACCGAAGCTCGACCCGAAGACTGGGAAGCCCACGGGGGCGTTGTTTGACAGCATGATCGTTCGATACATTCCGGGGATACGTTTTAGCCCACCAAGGGTGGGGTCGTGGAAGGTGCCAGCCCACAACGTTTGACAAGGTAAGGGCTGGGTCATAGACTTGCCAAGGCCGGGTGGCCTGTGCCGGATGTAGACGTTTGGTCACGCTTACGTCCATGCTGGGGAGCACATACGTCACAGCCACTCGGTTTTGCAACTGATTGCAGCAAAGGAGTGCGGGATGCAAAAGTCAGCACCGAAGCAACCGGGTACGCCGAGTCACGAACCGAAGACCACGCGAGAGACCGCGCTGGAAGAAGCCAGAACGATGGTGGTTACGGCGCGGCAGACGTTTCAGGAGAAAGTGAACAAGGTTCTTTTGAACGCATCCGATGACGCCTACAGCTTGAGTCAAGCTATCGGTGAAGTGAGCATCGATGAAGCCTACGATGCGTGGGTCCGGAATCTGTTGGAGGATGCCAAGAAGCAGAGGTGATGTATGAAGCATGCCCGTGGTGATTACAATCGCATCCAAGACCCTGCTGAACTGATTCCCGAAGACGAACCAGTGTTTCTGATTCGTGGTCAGGATATGGTGGGCGCATCGGTGGTGCGTGAATGGGCGAGAGCCAACGACCGTGTGGGTGGAGACCCTGAATTGTCGGCACTAGCGAACGCACAGGCTGATCGGATGGATGCGTGGCCGAAGAAGAAAAAGGCTGATGCGTAGGAGTAAAATAGATGGATGCCACGAGCCATGTTGGTGTTCATCGCAGTGTTATCTGGTGGGTGCGGCGACAAGCAGATCGTGGTTCCTACCGCCCACGAGTGTAACGCGCTTCGTATTGTGGGCATGGATGAACCAACGCCTGACATTACGCACACGTGCGGGGTGTTACCACTGGTGAAGGACAGTCCGTTGACTAAGGCTCAAGGCGAACTGGATGCCTTGATGACCTCGTTGGAGTGCAAGAACGCCAGACCCGTAGCGTCGTTTATCGTGAACACGGTGGAGCCGCTGGTGGAGACATTGATGGGTAGTGACCGCCCACTGCTGAGACTCGCTGGCACCGCCTTGAAGGCATCGTTTGCTGGCCCTAAAGTGATGTTGGAAGTGGGTCGGAATTGCCTCGGTGGCCAGAACTAAGGCGACAGGTCATGGAAGTGTGGTGGTGTTGGACGTGCCGGTGTAGCGTCAGAGGCTACACGAAGACCTGCCCGAAGTGTGGTGGTCAACTAGATCGGGTGTTGAAGAGTAAGAGGTAAGTATGGCCTTCGAACGCTTGCAAGAACTGGGGGAAGAGAAGTTCAGCAAGATCCTGAACATGCTGATGCGGGGCAAACCCGCGATGAGCGTGGCTCGTATCCTTCAGCAAGCACCACCGGACGGGTGGGGGCTGTTTCAGAAAATGTCGGAGAAGACGCTGACCCGGCAGTTGACTCGGCTACGGATTCACGCCGCAGAGGGAGCCTACGGGCCAGAAGTTGCCAAACTGATTGCGGCTGGGGCGACCCCACAGGTGAGGTTGCTGGAAAATGTGTCCACTCCGGTGATTGCTCGACTGGAGGAAATGGCACAGATTCAGCGAGATCGTGTGATGAAACTGGTGGAGAAGGAAGAGAAGTGGAATACCACCATGCCCATCATGAACGACGTGCTGGAGAGCTACCGAAAAATGTTGCTGGATCTTCAGAAGGTCCGGTTTGATTTGGGGCTGGATGAGTTCAAAGGCCCGGTGGGTGTGACGACGGTACGAGGAGCGGCACAGACGACCACTCTGCCCGATGGCACGAGCATCCAGAAGCAAGTGTTCGAAGCGATTACCATGGTCGATCAGATTTTCGACGCTCGTAAAATTCCACGCATCGTGGAAGCACGGTAGAACATGCTGGTTTTCAAACGGGGTTCGGGTAAGTCTCTGAGTCCAGAGAAGATCGATGAAAAGCGTCTGGATGAGGTGAACGACCGTGCTCACCTGTATCTACGAAAGTTTCTTGGCCCCGATGCGGCTGAGAAAATCTGGGAGACCGGTCAGAAGATTACCAACCTGAATGAACGGGCGATGTTCTACGCCCAGACCGTGGTGCATGTCGAGAGCGAGTTAAGTGGGAAGCCGTCGCCTGCCAAAGACTTCGTGCAGTATCGGTGGAAGCCTGTCGGGATCAGAGAGTTCATCTGTAGTCCGGACTTCCTGAATAAAGAGAAGGAAATCTATCCCGGTGTGCTGGAAGCCGCTGAGGAGTTGAACGGTGGTGGCTACGTTGAAGCCATCATGACCGGAGGCATCGGCTCAGGCAAGACCACACTGGCGCTTTACACGAACGCCTACCAGTTGTACCTGCTGTCCTGCATGCACTCTCCGCACAAGCAGTTTCGATTGGACCCATCGTCGGAAATCCTGCTCGTGTTCCAGTCCATCACGAAGACGTTGGCGCAGGGCGTGGACTACCAGCGGTTCCGCAGCATGATTGAGGGGAGTCCCTACTTCCACAAATACTATCCGTTCCGGAAAGACCTGACGAACAAGCTCGTGTTCCCGAACCGTGTGGAAGTGATCCCGATCTCCGGTGCGGAGACTGCCGCCATCGGCCAGAACGTGATGGGCGGTCTCATTGACGAGTTGAACTACATGGCCGTCGTGGAGAAATCCCGAGTGGCCGTTGATAAAGGAACCTATGACCAAGCCATCCTCGTCTATAACTCGATTGCTCGACGTCGAAAGTCGCGCTTCATGGAGAATGGCAAACTACCGGGAATCCTCTGCCTCGTATCTTCGAAGAAATATCCGGGGCAGTTCACTGATCAAAAGGTTGCCGAGGCAGAACGCGATGCGACGATTTTTGTCTATGACAAACGTGTCTGGGATATAAAGCCAGAGGATTTCGGCAATCAGGGGTGGTTCCAAGTCTTTGGCGGGACCATGACCCAGAAGCCACGGATTCTGTTCAAGGATGAAGAAGTTCCGGACGATGATCGACCGTTCGTGGTGTCGGTTCCGGAAGAGTTCCGGCTGGAGTTTGAGAAGGACGTCATCAACGCCCTGCGAGAAATAGCCGGTGTCTCTACGCTGGCTCGTCATCCGTTCTTCTTGGAAGTCAACAAGGTCCACAAAGGGTTCACGACACGCCAGTCTATTTTCAGTCAGCCTGTTGTAGATTTTGTGGCGCAACGGTTGACGCTGTTGAAGGGAAATTTCTGGAATCCCGAGGTGCCGAGGTTCGCCCATTGCGACTTGGCGCTGAGCGGGGATAGTGCTGGTTTGGTGGTTGGTACGGTCACGGGATTCAAGAATGTGTCGGGAGACAAGGGACAGCCTGCGTTCATGCCGAACATTTGGATCGATGGTGTCTTGGAGATACGGCCACCACGGAATTGCGAAATTTTGCTGAGTAAGGTCCGAGAGGTGATCATTGTCCTGAAGAAGATGGGACTGAACATCATCTGGGTGACGTTTGACCAGTTCCAGTCCAGCGACTCACAGCAGATTCTGCGGCAGCAGGGTTTGATCACGGGCCACCAGAGCATGGATGAAATGCCGTGCCGAGCGTATGACTTCACGAAGACGGCATTCTACGAAGGTCGGATAAATTGCCCGACGCATTTGAAGGTTCAACGTGAAATTCTGATGCTGGAAAAGGACGTGAAGACCGGGAAAGTAGACCACCCACCCGGTGGCAGTAAGGACTGTTCCGACGCCTTGGCTGGAGTAACGTATGGTTTGACCATGCGGCGAGAAATTTGGGGGCTGTATCGCATTCCGACCCTGATGATTCCGCAAAGTGTTTACGCCAACGTGGACAAGCTAAAGAAGGAACAGGAACAGCCTACGTACCATGCGGTAGAGGAGAGTGCCTGATGTCGAGTTTCATGTCCTACGGACCAGATGGTACGTTGGTCGGCGGCTTCAGACCCCTAAAGATCAAGCCACGTGGTGGCACGTGGCAAACCATTTCCGACACATCCTGTAACACGCCTGCATGGTTGAACGAGAAGGTCGTCATCTATCAGCAGAACGCCTACGACTCGGTGAAGGCCCAGAGTGATATGGAGATCGTGCTCCGTAGCATGCTGGCTGAGAACAAGATCAGTGAGTTCGAATACGCCCAGATCATGGGTGAGCCAGCCGAACTCGCCAGCCCAGAACAGAAAGCTCCGGTGTACCTGAAGACCACGGATGGGCAGACGTTTGGTCGTGGAGCCAGCGTGTTGTTCGCTGGTAATAATCGGTGGGTGTCGCAGTATTCGATGAATCCTTGCACGCTCTACGACGGTATGGACCGCACGATGATCGGAGACGTCCGAGCCACGGATGCTCAAGGACGCCCGATAGAGTGGTGGGGAGCCGGTCAGCATGGTGTCGGTGTGGACGGCACGCTTATCTATTGCCCCCGCTACCACGAAGGTCGCAGCGTCATCGTAGAGTTGTCTGACCGGACAACACTCATCCGTGATGAACGGGTGCTGGTGACCACGACGTCGGTGATTGATCGCAATGCGGCGGTGTGTTGGGCGGCGGCTAAACCATCGCATGTGTGGTTCTGGAATGGGGAGTACTTCAAGGAATACCCGATAGCCTTCCCGTCCTATGGCGGTTCGATCTTCAGAGGGAGTGACCAGAAAATCTATCTGGTGTATGCCTCTGGCAAGTTCGAATACTGCATCGTCCACAAATTGGAAGACCCCACCAAGGGCTGGTGGTTTGGGCGCGAGGAGAAAGCCTACAACGGATGCGGGTGGACTGACATGGCCACCGGCAAGATGTGGATTGCATGGTCGGAGAACGCTGGAGCGACGTCGGAGTCGGTCATCGAGAAAGAACTAACGGGGCTGGCTCAGCCGTGGCCTGCGAAGCCCATCATTATCCCGGCCTTCGAAAAGACCGCACTGAAGATTGGCGTGGGGCTGTTCGATGATCTGAAAGGCCCACGCATCATCGACTACAGCGAGAAGCCGTCCAGCAATGTGGAGGCGGTGTTCTGGGATATTCGTAGCGGTGAGACGAAGGATGAGGCCAAGCGGCTGGCCGCGAGTCTCAAGGTGGGAGCCGAAGCCTATCGAGACGGGTACGGGATGACCGTCACGCAGGTACCGAGTGGCTTCCGAGCACTCGTGTTCGCCTACCCATCTGCCGCCATCAGCGTGGATGAATCCGTAAACAAAGTGAAGGCTGTGCTCAAGGAGATGAAGGCCAAGCACATCCCGAGAGACATGGCGCTGGCGATGTATTGCCAGTACCGCGCACCGGGTAACTATGCTCTGCCACTTCAGAAAGTGCTCGACACGCTCACGAAGATGTGGAGTCTGGGCATCGACTACGAAGTGGGAGCGATGTGGTGCTTCACGAAGTATCGACGTGACGGCACGACACTCGTGGATGGCGTGGACTATTGGCCAGAACTGCAAGAGGCACTGGACCGCATGAAGAAAGCGTCTGGAAATTGGGAGTGGTTCCCGCCGTTCAGTTCTGCCATTCCACCGATTGAACCACCGAAGCCCCCCGTGGGAACACGTCCGTGGTTTCCCAAGATGAAAAGGTTCATGTAAAGGTGACCTGATGAATCATAGAGCGTGTAATAACACAGGTGGTAGGTTCGTGGCCAATGGTCATCGTGTGACATTTGGTGGTGTCCCGTACGATGTTCCGCCTACTCCGTATACACCGGACATGCACGGGCCGTTGGTGGCATTCGCGTCTGCTGAGGATATCGGGACGCCTGAGTTTGGGACGTGGTTCATGCGGTCAGGTGAACAGCCGTTCCGCCCCACGGGTATTAACTGGCGTTCATGGTGGCCCGGTCGGTTTGCTCCTGATGGCACGTATTACATGAGCGGGAAGCGTGGCGATCTGGATCAGGCGAGTGGACGGGCGTCCTACTGGATGATCAGGACTGGGCAAGCGGCGGGTCCGTTCGCCACGGGCACCACGAACATCGAAGGCATCAGTGACTTCAAGGCTGATGGTCACGGTGGGTGGATGCCGGTGTGGCAAAACAGGGGCAAGCCTCTCATCGTGGAAATCAATCGCACGCAGTATCGATTGCCGCTGTGGACGCAGGCCGGTGAGTGGCTCTACGGACAGATGACCGGAGCCTACGGAGACCAGCACATCACCAGAGATCCGAGCGGTGTGTGGAGACTCGTGACGACCAAGACGCCACCCCCCATCTTTCCCTGCGTGAAACAACAGCAGGACGGATCATTGCTCGTGGCGTGGGTGGGTGACAAGGAATCATTCATCTCATCGCATGATGGATGGCCGGTGCTGGTCATTGCGCCACCCGTGGTGAAGCCACCGAAACCACCCATCGAACCACCCATCGAACCACCGATTGAACCACCTGTTGAGCCACCGACTGGAACACGGTCACTGTTTCCGAAAATGAGGCGATTTATGAGTGAGACTGAACTGCAAATTCGTGGAGTCCAGAAGCAAGTGAATTGGAATCCAGACTTGGACGGCAAGGGCCATCGTCCGATCTGGGGGTCGATTCGTCCCGGTGCGTTTGATCAGCATACCGGTGAGGGCACCGTGATCATCGGGTCGCCCATTTCGAACGATGAAGTGGACCCTGATTTGCGTCCGGAAGGACCACAGGATGACGGCGTGGATGAGTCCACGTCGCTGCAACTCAGGATGCGTCCCGGCGAACAGGAAGAGGGACAGGGGCAGCGCATCGACGTGCAGTTCGTCAACGGTGACCAGTATCAGTTGACGGAGATGCCCGGTGGCGAATTGCAACTTCGTCGCAAAGACGCCATCGATTTGCAGGAACTGTGGAACGACGGCGTGTTGCAGAACGTGGAGCAGATATTCCACATGAGCGGTACGGCGCTCCGCGTGATTCGATGAGGGCGTGGTTCCCGAGGATTCCCCGGTTCATGGTGACGGCAGTTCAGCCTCTGCCGCCACCGATGATGCCGGGAGAGTGGCCCACGTCTTCACCGGAAGACCAAGGTATGTCGTCGGCCATGTTGAACAACATCAAGGCGGCATACATCGGAGATGCCGCCATCGTCAGAAACGGATACTTGGTCAAGACGTATCGAGATGCCACGAAGAAGCGTGGGTGGGCATCGTGTTGCCGGTCGGTTGTGTCCGATACGGTGATCGGGCATGCGTTGACCCATGGGCACATTCAGGGTGGTCTGCCGATGCTGGACAGGCCACTCACCGAGTTAGGCGTCGATGTGGCGGGTTACAAACATGGTACATACCTACACCACCCGTGCTCGTACACCCGTCCCGGTGAGGGCTGGGGCTACAGCAAGGACTGGGTACCTACGTCGTCGGCGCACAATGGTCTGTTCGTGAGGCTGACTCATCGCACGATGCACGATTACTTCAATCAGGAACTGGCCCCGCACATGCCCGGTGTGTGGTCGGTCATGAACAGCGGTGATGGTACACCACGGTTCGATGCCACCCCGATAGACGCCTGCCGGTGGGCATGGATGTGGCTCCTGCATGGAGCGGGTCTGGTTGACCCGGAGTTCGTCCGTAGGAGCATCGCCGGGGGTCCGCTGGGGGATGGCAACCCCAACCCTGTGGAGGGCTTCCAGACGCACCTGAGTCGGAATGGGGTGGCATGGGAGCTTGACCTGTGGGGTGTCCCAGATTGCTTCATGGCACGGGATGGGGGTGACCCCGGTAGCACGGTGGGCGCGGTGATCGGCATTCCGGAACTGAATCTGGCGGTGGCGTATCGGAGCCAGTACCACTGTGATACGTTCCTGAAGGATATCTGCGATGCCTGTCATGACATTGCCCCGATGATGATTGGCCCAGCCCGAGGTATCAAGAAGATGCGGAGGTCGAAGGCCACAGTGTGAAGGAGATGACATGGATGTCCAGAAGTGGTTAGACGATAAGTTAGCCGCGAACGCGGAGGCCCAGAAGTACGTATCGAAGGTCTGGTTCATTCCGGTGGGCCAGCCCACGCCAGACGATGTGACGCACGTGCTGACATTGAGGTCAGCGTCGTCTCCGTTCCTGCGGGAACTGACCATCGGTCTGGTGGTGAAGCCCGAGTTCGTGGTGGCACTCGATGCGATTTTGGCGATGGTGACGACCCAGCCGAAGACGTAGAAATTGCAATCAACTGCCACTACTTGACAAATCACTCCATGGTTTGGTAGAGTAGTGGCAGTGAATTTAGCTCATGGAGGAGCCGATGCGTAACTTGCTCAAGGAAACAGTCGAAGCGATGCTCGTGAACCCGGTGGTGACCGATGAGGGTGCGGCATTGGCGGTGATGGGCGTGATCTATTGCGCGGTGTATCACGGCAACCCGGAGACGGAAGTCTGCCGTATGGTGTATAGCGCGATGAACCATCTGGACCCCAATCCCGAACCCGAAGAAGAGGTGCAGTGATGGAAGGGCAAACTGCCGTCCGTTTCCTGTGCCTGTTCTGCCGGTGCCAGATTCAAGAGGCCGGGGTGGACCTGTTCACTATGACGCACACGGTGACGCAGTACTATCCGAACGGCGTGACGGTAAAGAACTTCCAGCGTCACCCGGTGCGCGTGGAGTGGCCGGATACTCGTGAGGCAATGACCGAGGCCGACATGGACGCCATGGCGACCTATTACGGGCAGGTGATCCAATGAACTGGGAACTACTGAAGGCGTTGGGAGAGAAGGCGACTCAAGGCCCGTGGACGACCAGTGAGACGTCGAGCGGTGGGCGCATTCTGAAGCGTGGCAAGGAAGAGCCGGTGAAGGAACGTCACCCGCAGTCGCACTTGCAGATTGTTCCGGCAGAAGATGCCGATTTCGTGGCCGCACTGGTGAATGCGTGGCCGCAGATTGTGGCCGAGCGTGAGCAGGACAAGGCGCGGATTCAGGAACTGGAACAGAGCGTTATGTATCTGGAAGCCGACCTTGAGAGTGAAGCGACTTGACAAATAACGAGTAATAGGGGACTATTCGGTAGAGAGGTACCAAATAGTCCCCCAAGTTTACCGGACGGGAAATCGCCTGCGGGACATCTCGTCCACGTAAGCGTTGTGCTCTGCCACCGTCTTGGGCTTCCACGCATAGGGCCTGTGCCCCGGAGGCGGCGAAAGTACGGTCTTGACGGGTGAACCGTCAGACGGTCGAACATCGGGCGTCCAGTCGGTGGGCACGCCACTGATGCCGCCAGCCTGTGCCGCAGGGTGCGGCGTCGGCTTGAACGGGGAAGCTGGCTTCTCGGATGCCGGTGATTTCGTGTCGGTGTCGGTAGTCTTGGTTTCAGTCATGGGGTACTCCCAGTCGAAGGTAATTCAAGTTCCGTGCCGTTGAATTATAAATTGCAATTGGTTGCAGCACAAGGAGTGTGACATGGCCGAGGTAGTTGTAACGCAGAACGTGGTGCTGAAAGTAACAGACGCTGAGTGGCGGTTGATCATGAAAGGCTTGGCAACGTTGGCCGGGGTGAAAAACCTGTCGGTGCGACCGGACGAAGTGGAGAAGGCTGCGGAATTGAACAAGCAGTTGCTGACCCAGCGGGTGGGCGCAGTGCAGGCGCAGTTGAAGACGGCTGACGATGCGCTGGACAACGCTATCGAGAGCGAAGGAAAGACCGATTGGGTGAGGGAGAAGGAAGTCCGATGACGACGTTGGTGGTGAAGCAGTGTTTCGTGTGTCAGGGCACGGATAACCATGTCTCGGAGATGACGGACGGCAAGTCCCGCCATCTGGTGTGTGACGGGTGTCGGGTGCTCGTGAACATGATGTTCGCGGTGTATGGTTCGTTGGAACGAGCCGTGCAAGAAGCGACTCAGGCGAAGCGAGGAGTCACAGGGCTATGATTACGCTGGTGCAGAATCGCGTGTGGGTGATCTTCGATGACGCCCCGGAGGAGTTCGGGCCGGAAGGCATCGTCGGTGACGTGGCCTACGCCAGCAAGCTGGATGCTGACTGGAAGCTCGGTCAGTTGAAGGCAGATAAGCCGTATGAACATCAGTATTGCACGGTGAAAGGTCTGCGTATTCTCCCGAAGAAAAAGGTGAAGCGATGAGAGTGGGGTTCACGGGCACGTCCGCAGGACTGACCAACGACCAGTTGATTCAGGTCCACATGCTGTTGGGCGACCTGAAGACGTCTGGAGCAACACAGGCCACCCATGGGATGTGCATTGGAGCCGATGACCAGTTCCACGAGCAGGCGAGAGGCTTCGGCTACTTCATCATCGGTGTGCCCGGTGTGAATGCTTACGGTGACGTCTACAAGCGTGCCACGTGCGTGTGTGATCTGGTGATGCCGCCGAGGCCCTTTCTGATTCGAAATCGTGACCTTGTGTCGGAGTCGGACGTGGTCATTGCGTGCCCGAGAGAAACGATAGAGCAGTTCCGTGGTTCAGGGACGTGGGCGACCATCAGGTATGCCCGAAGAGCCAAGAAGCCGCTGGTGATTGTGTGGCCGGATGGTTCAGGACGGGTGGAGCACGTGGTGAACGTCAGGACGCTGGAGGAATATCGGGTGTCGTTGACAAACACAGCCATTGTGTTATCCTAAGTGCATGAACATCACGATGACGGTCAATTTCGGGACGCATGATGACGCCGAACGTGCGCGTCGTCAGGTGGAAGATCACAACGCGGGTGCCACGTCGGTGGACAAGGAAGTGACTCGGGTGCCACGTCATGGGTGGTCGTTCACGGTGCGGACGGACGACATTGATGCCCTACAGGGGCTGCTTGAAGAGTTGAGGTGAGTGTGGCTGATTTGTACAAGGAAGCGGTGGCGTGGGGTTTGGAGAAGGCCAAAGAGGAATTGGCTGGGACGCATTTTTCACCCGGTGGGCCGAAGTTTCAGGAGACGGCGCAGTATTGGGCCGCATGGTGGGCCGGTCGTCGGGCGTCTGATGCGTTGCTGGATGAAGCGCGGAAGGTCGGCGTGACGGATGCCCAGTGGGAAGCCTTGCGTGCCAAAGCCGCTGAGGTCGCTTATGACTGACAACAGGAAGTATCAGCTACCACCCGAGTTGCCCCCTGAAGACCCACAGATGACCGTGGAGGCCCTGAAGCACGTCGTGCAGGAGTTGACCCACAAGATTCAC